TTTGGTTGCACTATATTTGAAGTTTTTTTATTGCCGCCATTAGCAACGTCAGTACTACTATTACTTGCTATATTATCTGTCTTTTCTGGAGTATGTTCTGCTGGATCATAATTTTCATGTCCTGCCCAAGGTTCCGCTTGTGGTGATCTAAATGGTAGATTTGCTGTTTCGGCCGTTGCAGCTGTTGCAGCTGGCGGGCCGTTCATATCGATTTTATCTGCTGTTTCAAGATGATGTTTACTTTTAAGATGAAGTGATTTTGCTACTGTAATTTTTCCATCATATCCTGCATTAATTTGCCAATCAAATTCACAAGTTTGTCTAATATCATTACCTGCTTTTATATCAAAATCTTTTCCGGCATTTTGTCTAATATCAATACCGGCTGTAAAGTTAATGTCTCGGGCAGCAGTAAAGTTAATGTCCCTGTCGGCAGTTACATTATAATCATTTTCAGTATGCACACTTACACTGTCTTTTGCATATATGTCAATCTTTCCGTTAGATGTTAATTCAATCCAAGTAGTACCTTTAGCGTTACCAATGTAAATTAAATCTTCACTGTTGTGCAATAGTATTTGATGGCCAGTTCTTGTTTTTAATCGAATTAATTCATTTTGTGGTATTGTTGGGTCACCAGTTTTTTCTTGTTCTTCTACTGACGCATAATCCGATGCTGTTGTTCCTGCATGTCCTTTACGCAAATAACTAGCATCTCCGTCATCCATAACAAACGATGATCCGCCTAATCTACTTGTAGCAATTTGAGTTTTACTACCTGCATTACCGTATCCTGTCTTTGGAGCGCCTTTGCGCCTATCATAAGGTCCAGGAGTACTCATTCCAAATACCATACTTGGTAATTCTCTTCTTACAGTTGATGACGACAATCCCCTAATATGATCTTCTATTAATCCACTAGTTTTTAATACTGCACATGCATCCATATCACACGGTTTAATAAACTTTGTTGTATCTTGTCCTTTATGTTTAGGTAACTTTTTATTATATTCTCCAACAGGAAGACGTTTTGTCTTGTCTTCTGAATTAAATGTTGTTCCGGCTCTTCCAGGAATTTGAAAATTCATATATTCATCTGGAACACATCCTATCCAATAACCATTGTCATGATTACCTTCAACAAATATTACTAATACTAAATTTCCAATATCAGGAGGTACTGCCCACATTCCATAACTTTGTTGTGAGTTTGAAAATCCTTCATTAGCAGTAGTGCCGTTAAAAGGGGTAACACCGTAAAATCCAGGCAAGTATTTTACTTGTGTTGTTTGTCCTGCTGCTTCTGTATTGTTGCCTTCTTCCGTTAAGTATAATATTTCAACTTCTAGCCCGCCCATATATGTTGTGTCAAGGTGACTAACTATTCTTGCAAGAAAAGGGCCAGGATTTCCTGAACCGTGATTGATACTACTAGTTCTTGATAATTTTGACGACATATTAATCTAATCCTTCGTTAGTTGTTGCTAGTAAATTTAGCATATTATTTTAAGTAGAACTATTTTCATTTTTATCTACTTTGCTGATTGGGCCGCCGTCAATATACTTCTGTGTGTTTGAAGATGCTGTATCATCAGGAGGAGTAATCTTTAATCCACTACCGCCAAATGCATCTAACTCTTTCTCTTTTTTAGCTGCATTTTCCGTTGCTGCCTTCTCGTCTTGATTGCGTCGTCTAACTAAAGTTAAAGTTTGTTCAAATTTTCCACCCATAAATGAACTCTTAACTTGAAGACATTGATAAAGTCCGCTAAAAGATTTAGCTGGAGCAGATATTCCTCCAAATTCCATCCATCCATTATCTCCAATGTCAAACGGCGTTCTAAAATTTAATACAAGATCAACTTCTGAAGATTGGTAATCAACACTTCCGTCTTTAGTCATGTTTATATACTCAGTTTGTTCAGCAGAATAATTTCCTACTCCGCTATCACCTAGCCAAAACGGATCTCCCCATATTTTTAAATCAACTTCTAGTAAATCTGCATCACTATTTAATATTGCAGAATTAAAATCACGAGCAACTTGTGTTTCAGTCCATTCTTGACCGCCACCGCCGGTTTTTGTTACTAATTTTTTAGCTTCTTCTATTACAGTTGCTGAACCTTCTGACGATATGTCAGTTGACCCTGCGTTTAGTTTATTTGGTGATTCTGATGTATTTGCCGTTGTTTTAGCACCCTGTCCTACAATTTTACTGTCTTTTGAATTTTGTCCTTTTTGAGCTCCAATTCCTACATAAAATGCGTTATTAAATGCTAAGTCAAAATCTATTACATCTTTATTTTTACCAGTGTAGATATAATTGTATTCTTTTGCAGCGTGAGATTTTAATTCTTTCATTCCTGGTGTACGCTTAGTTACTGACGCAAAACGAGATGCATTTACTTTAAAAGGAACTATCCTATATACGTAAGTTTTTGGATTTTGACCAGTAGCATCAACTGTTTTTGGATCAGCAGCCTCATATACCTGAGATTCAACTTTAAACCAATCAACCATATTTTGCGGATCTGGGTTGTTTAGTCTACTTTTTATATCTCTTCCCCAATCGCTTGATAATAGTATCTCTTCAATAATATCTTGTACCTTTGTGCCTGATGTAAATTGAAATGATCGTGTTGTAGTTGGTTCTACTGTTTTTGCTCTACATACTACTCCTTGACCAGCATCACAATTATTAGCATCTACTTGTGGTTTAACTCCTTTATCATTTGCAGATTTAACAATCTTTGATTGACCTATTTCGTTTATATTAAGAGGATTTTCTGCGTAGGTTCTAATTGATTCGCTTACTTCATTTCGTTGTATTGTAATTCCTTGAAGAGTCTCTATAGTTTTATTAAAAGATATTGGAAATGTACCATTATTTAATCCTGAAATACTTGTAAAAAGTTCTCGTTTTCTTTCAGGACTTAGTGTTTTTGTGTCACCTTCTTTTGGAACAGAACTTGTTGCTCCAGTTTTAGTTTCACTAGGTTCACCTAATATTGCTTCATTTTTACTACTGCGTTCTTTTGGGAACATTATAATATATTGATCAACTTTATTAGTTTGTTTTGCTTCTTTACTCTTAAGTAATCTAGTATTTAAAGTTGTTGATAAACTTTTAGCTCCAGACTGTAATATTTCTTGTACAGTATTACCAGTTAAATTTAAATCGGTTTTAGCTGCTTGAGTTTGGTCTCCAAACGATAAATCATCATGTTTTACATATGTTACATCATATGTGCTACCTTGTTCTGTAACATTAAATGAACTTTGAAGAATATGAATTGGAAAATATCTTGTTGCTTGCGAAGCAGTACTTATGTTTCCATTATCGTCCCATCCTTTAAAATGCACTGACAACATAAATGGTGCATCTATATAATTCTTATAACCGCAAGTTAACGCTGCAATTTGTAATGTTTCATAAAACATACCCATGCTATACGGTTCAAAGATTTTAAAAGAGCCACCAAGAGCATCAGCTTGTTTTGTTCCTTTATTATGAGTAAGAACCGAGTCTATTTCAATGTCATCAATATAAAATTCAACAGCTCCAGCTGCTTCATTAGCGGTTAATACTTTTGCCGAACCTGATCCTCCAGAACGACAAATAATATTTTTAGGTCCTCTTAGTCTGTACGTAGAATCTGGTCTATTTAATTCATCAAGTGTTAAACAAGATAACGTCCATATATAAGTAAAAGAGGCATATTTTTCTAATACGTTTGGCCAAGGCGGAGGGGCTGCGCCTGTTTTAAACACATGACTAAATGCATCTAATCCCAACGGATCAGATATTAAAGAGTCTGCTACTGTTTTTATTGATCCAAGTTTTGAAGCTATTGCTCCTTCTAGTTCAGATGGTATTCCTTCAACTGCACTTTTAAGTCCATTAATATTAATATTAGACGAAGTTACTATAGACTTTGCGTTTTTAACAAGGTTATCAGCAGAAGTAACTGCGGTGCCAGCAAGGGTTTTTATCTTGCTTCCTATAATGTTAGTTAATCCTGGTGGCATATTATCCTCCTAAGGATTCAGTTAATCTTGAACCCTGCGGAAGGTATATTTGTGTACCTACAGTCATATCATAAACTGGATCTTTTAATGTATTCATATTACGTTGAGCAAAAACCCACCATAATTTAATTGATCCGTATAAGTCATAAGCTAATAAATCAGGCCTATATCTATATTGAGATTCAATAGTGTATAATATATCATCATCATATGCAGGTATTGGTCTAATTTTTAAAAACCCTAAATATTGTCCATTAACTATTGTAGTATTAGCATAAGGACTTTCGTTACCATAACTAGCCATTATAAAAATCCATCTCCGTTAATAATACTATCGCCAGCAATAAATTTATCTAAACTAAACTTTGCTACCTTACGTCTGCTGTATATTGGTTGACATGTTACTGAAATCATACTTGAAAGAGGAACCCAAGTACCGTTTGGTCCAATGTCTACTCTCATATAATCAACATCTGGTTCTAAGTTTACTGTAAAGTTTGTAATTATAACCGGAACCTTAGGAAGAATATAATCTCCATATCCTGTTAACTTAACTACAGGAGGAGGTGATCCTTGATTACTAGTTTCGCCGTATGCCATTTTTGTTACAGACCGTAAATATTGTACCACAGCAATCCAATATGCAGCTTCTACAGCATTTTCTATTAAAAATGCTCCTGAAATAAGCATTGCTTTCGGATCCGAGTTCTGGTATGCAAAATAAGGATAATTACTATGTACAGGGGTAACTTGTTGATAGCTGGCATCGTGCTGCATCATTAATTGTGGAGTGTATGGAAATATTAAACCGTTTGTTTCTATTAAAGGTTGTAACAAAGGACTTGACATAAAACTGCCAGGTGGAAGACTTAATCTAACTCGCCAATCATGTTCAGCTGATGATCCCCAGGATCCGTCAGTAAAACTTTTGCTTCTTGGGTTTGCTCCAATTAATAAATTTACCATACGAGCTGCTTTGCCGAACCCAGTGTCTGATAAAAAATCTGTTACATTTTGTTTAACAGAATTAAGAGCACCAAGTGCTCCTGAGGCTACATTTAAATTAGCACCACCAACAAAGGATGCAACATCTTTTGAAGCACCGTTTGCTAATTTAGTTGCTGTTGTTCTTACCGTTTTTAACATTGCTGACGACATATTTTGGTTACTCCTATACATTATTTAGTTGACAAAGTTAAGTACATAGTTTATAATAGAGTATAACCTGGAGATAAAATGAGAAAAGTAAATTATTTAAATAACAAAGACATACTGAAGGAAATACACAAGTCAAAGAGTGTATTCAGTAGTTACACAGAACCAACGTTTCACCAATATGATATAATTTTACCTACTATAGATAAGATTAATATACGTACTATTGCTGAAGCTAAACGAAATAAAGCTAAAAGACTAGGCCTAGAAGAATACGATCAGAAGAAAAAAGATGGTATTAAGGTAAAACTTGCAGAATGTGAAGTAGATTATAAGAAGATAACAAAAGAAGAGATAATTTTTAGAATTATGTCATTTGAGCACATTCCGGAAGAAAAAGGTAGAAAGAAAAATCCTAAGACTGTAGCAGATACTAGAGTTAAACTTAACTTTCCACCGTATCAACACTATAAATTCAACGAAGAAGGTGAATTAATAGTAGTTGGTAAGTCACACTGGACTGGTGGTATGGAAAATGGTTACTTTTCTAAAAGCGAAGGACAAGCTACTGCTACACTTGCTAATATGTGGATTAAGTTATGTGAACGTTATGCTACAAGAGGAAATGTACGTGGATATACATATAACGATGAAATGAAGGGTCAAGCAATACTACAACTTGCACAAATTGGATTACAGTTTGACGAATCTAAATCAAATAATCCATTTGCATACTATACTGCAGCTGTAACTAATAGCTTTGTTCGAGTTATTAACTTAGAAAAACGTAATCAAAATATTAGAGATGATATATTAGAACAAAACGGAATGGATCCTAGTTATACTAGACAACATGCCGGAGAATGGGAAGCATATATGAAACGAGAGTCTGCAGCTAGAAACAAAGAAAATACGTAAAATCTCTTGACTTTAATAGACAACGATACTATAATAAATTATAACGAAAGTAAGAGGAATAACTTTGTTTAAAAAAGCTGCGGTTTTTACCGACATCCACTTAGGTTTAAAAGGTAATAGTAAGGTTCATAACGACGATTGCGAAGATTTTATAGATTGGTTTATTCAAAACGCAAAAGATAACGGTTGCGAAACTGGAATATTTTGTGGTGACTGGCATCATAACCGAAATAGTTTAAATCTTACTACTATGGATGCAACAATACGGTCTATGGAGAAGCTCGGAGCAGCATTTGAGCAGTTTTTCTTCTTTGATGGCAATCACGATCTTTATTATAAAGATAAACGAGATATTAACTCAACTGCATTTGCTAGGCATATTCCTGGTATTACATTTATTGATAAGATTACTACAATTGAAGATGTAACTATTATCCCTTGGCTAGTTGGGGAAGAATGGAAAAAGATTAAAGATATAAAAAGTAAGTATATCTTTGGACACTTTGAACTTCCATCATTTTATATGAACGCAATGGTTCAGATGCCAGATCATGGAGATTTAAAAGCAGATTCTTTTAAGAATCAGCAATATGTGTTCAGCGGACACTTTCATAAACGCCAACAACAAGGAGTTATACATTACTTAGGTAATGCATTTCCGCACAACTATGCAGATGCATGGGACGATGACCGCGGAATGATGATTCTTGATCGAGAGAAAGACAAAGCTCCTGAATATCTTAATTGGGACGATTGTCCAAAGTATAGGACTGTTAAGTTAAGCCAACTGTTAGATCCTAAGCAAACTATTATTAAAAGTAAAATGTATCTGCGTGTTACTATTGATGTTCCTATTAGTTTTGAAGAAGCTAGTTTTATTAAAGAAACTTTTATTAATCAACACATGTGTAGAGAGATTTCACTTATCCCACAAAAACAAATTGAAGAAATATCTACAGAATTAGATATTCAGCAATTCGAATCAGTTGATCAAATTGTTGCAGGCGAAATAGCCGCAATTGAAAGTGACAACTTTAATAAAAAAACCCTTATGGACATTTATAGCGACTTATGATAGAAATTAAAGACCTTACCGTCAAGAACTTTATGAGTGTTGGTAATCAAACACAGGCTGTTGATTTTAATCAGCAACAACTAACCTTAGTATTAGGTGAAAACTTAGATCAAGGAGGTGATGATAGTGGAAGCCGTAACGGTACTGGTAAAACTACTATCATTAATGCACTAAGTTACGCATTGTACGGCCAGGCGCTTACAAACATTAAACGTAATAACTTAATTAACAAAACAAACTCAAAAGGTATGTTAGTAACTTTACATTTTGAGAAAAATGGCGTTAACTATAGAGTTGAACGAGGACGCTCTCCAAACATTCTTAAATTTTACGTTAATAATACCGAACAAGAGATGACTGATGAGTCGCAGGGCGATAGTCGTAAGACACAAGAGTACATTAATGAATTACTAGACATGAGTCATGATATGTTTAAGCATATTGTTGCACTTAACACATATACTGAACCGTTTTTGTCAATGAGACAAAATGATCAACGTGCTATCATTGAACAGCTACTTGGTATTACTATCCTGAGTGAAAAGGCAGAAGCCCTTAAAGACCAAACTCGTAATACTAAAGAATTGATTCAAGAAGAAACGCTAAAGATAAATGCTATTCAATCTTCTAATGAAAAAATTAGTGCTACAATTGAAAACTTACAAGGAACCCAACGTGCTTGGCTTGCTAAAAAAGATCAAGATGTAAAAAAGTTACAATCCGGAATTGATGAGCTAGAACATTTAGATATTGATGCAGAACTTGAATCCCATGAACAATTAAGTAATTGGACTAAGCACAATAACTCTATTTCGAGTCTTAAAAAAGAATTAAGCACATTAGAACCAGCACTACAACGTGCAGACAAGTCTGTTGAAAAAGCAAATAAAGACATCGCAGATTTAGATGATGCAACGTGTTATACATGTGGGCAAGAGCTACATGTAGACAAAAAACAAGAAATTTTAACTAAAAAAACTAAAGAACTAGACGATGCAACGAAATATGCTGCAGAAATTAATGTAAAGCTATCTGCTGTTGTAAATGATCTACATGACATTGGTGATATTAACGGAAAGCCTACTACATTTTATGAAACAGCTAAAGAAGCGTATGCACATAGACAAAATGTTGAAAGTTTAAAGCAAGCATTTGCTGGTAAAGAACAAGAAATTGATCCTTATCATAAACAGATCAACGAATTAAATAATAGTGCTATACAACAAATTGACTGGAACGTTGTTAATCAATTAACTAGCTTCAAAGATCATCAAGAATTTTTATTAAAACTATTAACAAACAAAGATAGTTTTATTCGTAAGAAAATTATTGATCAAAACTTAGCATACTTAAATAACAGACTTACATACTTCTTAGATAAGTTAGGACTGCCACATCAAGTAGTATTTCAAAACGACTTAACTGTTGAAATTACTCAGCTAGGTCAAGACTTAGACTTTGATAACTTATCAAGAGGAGAGCGTAATAGACTTATACTCGGTATGAGTTTTGCATTCCGTGATGTTTGGGAAAGTTTATATCAAAAGATTAACTTATTGTTTATTGACGAATTAATTGATAGCGGTATGGATACCGCCGGAGTAGAAGGAGCACTTGCTGTTCTTAAGAAAATGGGTCGCGAAGGTGAGAAGAATGTATATCTTATTTCACACAAGGACGAACTTGTAGGGCGTGTTAATCATGTGATGCGTGTTATTAAAGAAAACGGCTTTACTAGTTACGAAAACGACATTGATATTGTAGAGTAGGTAAAAATAAATGGAAGATGACGTTCATGATCAATTAACTAAGGCATATTTAGAATATTTTAAAATAAACGATGCCTTCGAAGCACGTCTTTCTTATAGAACACATGCTGCAAGTCGTAAATGGTTAAGAGAAATTCGTAGATTAGCAAAATTACGCATGGCGGAAATACATAACGACTTTAATATCAAGAAAGGCCGTGTTAAGTAGACAATACCGGTAAGTACAGTATGCAATGGACTTACTGCGGAGAAGAAGTAATAGAATTACCTAAAGACTGTGAAGGCTTTGTATATTTAATTACCAATCTCACTAACAATAAAAAATATATAGGCAAGAAACTAGCAAAATTTAAAACAACTAAACCACCACTTAAAGGCAAGAAAAACAAAAGACGCGGAACTAAGGAAAGTGACTGGCGAGACTATTGGGGATCATCAGATCATTTAAACGCAGACGTTTTAAAATTAGGCAAAGACAAGTTTACTAGAGAAATATTACATTATTGTCCTAGTAGAGGCGTATTAAGTTACATAGAGGCAAAGGAACAGTTTGATCGACGAGTACTTGAAACAGATGAATACTATAACGGTATCATTAATGTACGAGTAGGTTGTTCAAAAGTTCTTACAGAACATTTAAAAAACTCTTAGGCAAATCAATACAGCACATAAGGTTAGCGGGCCAGTTTAATACTTCCGCTGTGGAAAAAGCTCTCGTATAGAAGCACACGCAACATATTGATTGACTCACCAGAGTGAGGAAGCCATCAAACAAATTGGGCTTACAAGTTGATATAGATTGATTGCTGTCAGTCAAAAAACACAACATAGTTTGTAAAAACCCTTTAGCACTAGGAACGAAGCGGGGGATAGCTGTAAAAAGCGATGTCGATGTAGGTTGGGAAAGATTAGAGCCCATCAAACTTGTGTATAATAAATACCTACTTCCAAGTCTCGGCTGTGACGAACTCACATAAAGTTTTGAGATTAGATGGAACCGTAACAGGTTCCGTCTGACTGAAACAATCTACATAAAGCTAACACAATGTTACTACGTAACATTGCTTTTAATCATTTAAATTAAATAAATTAGTTTGAGCGTTAGCGATAAACTTAATGAGCTTTAGCTCATTATTATTAAATAACTAATGAAGATCAGGATCTCTTCCAAAGCCTGATTTAATTGTTGATGTGTTAACTGTTTCGTAAAAAAACTTGCATTCCGGATGGACTGTCTTAAATGTTTCTATAGTTGGTTGGATTTCGTCATAATGATAGACACGACCCATCGAAATTATAGAGTTGTCAAGTGGATTTGACTTAAATATGTTATAATGTGTATTCATGGTAAGATTATTTAAATATATATAGTCGACATAAATACTACTAGTTAATAGAATTGGAAATACTATGCAAGTACGTGAAATTACAGAATCAAAACAGCAATTAGATGAATGGTTCTTTGTACCTGCAATGTTATTAGGTGCTGCTAAATTCATTGCCACTACAGCTGCTATTGGAGGAGTTGTGGTCGGAGTTCCAATGGCTCGACAATGGCTATCAACACTAGAAGCAAACAATTGGCAACCGCCAAAAGGATTTATGCCGGACAAGACTCAAATAACACTTGACAAAACCCATAAAGATTTTCCTGGTAGAGCAATCTGGAGTGATTCAAAACAACAATGGTCATTAGAAAAAGAACAAAATGGAAAGTGGGTTGCTGCTGATTCTATAAAACAGCCAATTGTCAAAACACCAAGCGTCAAAACATCACTACCTAGTTCGGTTGATATTAAACCCGGATTGTTAGTTGACGGTTACAAAACATTTAATGTAGTTGATCAAGATGGTAACGTAATCAAACGATTTAATGGACCTTCAGCTGAAGCTAATGCTAATACACATAGAGATGAACTTAAAAAAACAATAGAAAAAGAAAAAACTAAAGTTAAACCTAAAGTTAAACCAAAAGTTAAATTTGTTTTAGGTGAAGACGCTATTAAGAAAGCATTTGCAACAAAGACTGTTGTATTTAACGACAGAATAAGTCTTTTAAGAAAGATATCCGAACATGCTGACACTTTAACTCCTAATAATAACAAGACAAAGCAATTTAAAGTTTCTGGTCAAAATCTAAAAGAAAAAATAAGGTTTGAAGAAGGCAAAGCTGGCGGAATTGTAAAGAAGACTATAGCAGTTGCTAGTCAAATTGCTGGTCCACTTTTGAAAGTAGTTGGATGGGCGATGCCAGCTTACATACTTATTGACGCTTATATATTGAGATATCATTACATATGGAAATTAAACGGCGGTGATAATTATAAAAAAGGAAAATATCCCCTAGGTGATGGTGAAACATATACCTCAGCCAAATATGACAGAGACATAGTTGAGTTAAAAGCTATTCTCCAAACTGCTATTGCAGCCTATCTTTTCTGGATAGGAGGAGCGGCAATAGTAAAAGGTTTAGTTACACTTTTTTGGAGAGTACCAAAGTTTGCATTAGGCTTTAATAAAAAAACTGCTATTGAATTTGCAAATCCAAGAAAGAAGATAAGCCTCGCATGGAATGCAATTAAACTTTCTATACTTGCTGGTGGTGGGTACGCAGCATTTGCACAACCAGATATGGTAAATGGAATAGCAAAACAATTTGCAGATATTTTAATGAAAAGAGAATTACTTGGCAGCGATGGCAAAGCAGCAGCAGAAAGATTAATAAATTACCTTGCTAATGCACTTATGGGCGATGAAGAGTTCTATCGAAAGTTTTTAATAATGACTGGATGGGGAAGTGATAATGATAACAAAAATCAAAAACTAAAAAAACAAGCCGGCGGAAGTTGGAAGGATAAATCAGAAGTTAAACCAGAAGTTGGCGGAAGTTGGAAGGATAAATCAGAAGTTAAACCAACAGTTGGCGGAAGTTGGAAGGATAATAGTAGCAATAGTAATAGCAATAG